GCAGCTGGACCTCGTAGGTGGTGGACGACGTCGTGGCGGGTGAGTCCAGGTAGACCAGCGCCATGGCGTCCTGGAACTGGCTGATGTTCATGCTGGACCCGCCGATGACCGCCTGGATGCGGTTGCTGGCTGCGGCTCCGACGTAGTTGGTCGCGTTGCCGCCGGACAGACGGAGCGACGTGCCGTTCGCGGTCGAGCCGAGGGCGACCTGCGCGATGATGAGGACCTTGTTCGTCGCCGCTGCCGGGGTAATCGACGCGGTGAGGCCGGTGACGGGCGTGAACGACGTCGAGGTGGTCGAGAACGTGTCGGTCTTGACCGTCTGGATGACCTGGGCGAACAGCCCGGCGTCGTCGAGTGCGTCGGCGATGGCCTCGGCCATCGTTTGGTTGTCCGTCGGCCAGTCTGCGACCAGGTCGCTGGCGGCGACGTAGGGGATGTTCCAGGGTGCGCCGGTGTCGGGCATCAGGCGAGGGCCTCCGTGGCGTCCTGCCAGGTGAGGCTAGCACCGACGCCGCTCCACGGCGTGGGTCCGCAAGCGCCCCAGCGGAGGCCGAAGTTGGACAGGGAGTAGTCGGACACGAACAGGTTGAGGGTCGGCTGGATGACGTTGAGCTGCCACAGGTAGCCCTCGACGAAGCCGCGGTAGACGCCCTCGGCGGCGATGTAGGTGGGGACGTCCTGGACGATGAGGCCGTAGTTGCGCTCGATCCCGAGGAGCTGGTCGGTGAGGTTGTCGGACGCCTCGAGGAGCTCGATGGCGACGCTGCCTGCGAGGTTGGTGCGGGGGGCGGCCTCGAGCTCGAGGCGGCGGGCGGCGTAGGCGGTGGCGGCGCCGGCGTCGGCCAGGGTCGTGTTGTAGGTCCGCTCCCACTTGCCGTACAGGGCGACGCTGGCCGCGGCCTCGCCCTGGATCGTGCCGCCGTCGTACCGGACGATGACGTCGTTAGCGAGGTTGCCCTCGTCGGTGAAGGCCTGGAAGCTGTCGCGGCGGACGACGCTGCCAGGGACGACGATGTAGTCCGCCTCGGGGGTGTTCTCGCGGCGGGTGCTGTCGGCGTAGCCGATGGCGCCGTCGGCGGTCTCGTACAGCCATCCGCTGCCGGAGAACGCGGCGGTGGCCAGCTCGTCGAGGACGTTGGCGGGCAGCTCGTCGATGGCGGCGAGGTCGTACAGGCCTGGGGTGTCGATGTTGGACAGGTCGGCGTCGAAGCCTGCCCAGGTGAGGGTCTGCGCGGACCAGGCGCCTGGTACCTCCTGCCACTGCTGGCCGAGGGCGTCAGTGACGAGGGCGGCGACCTGGGTGCCGTCCTTGCCGGCCGTGATCGTGCTGGTGACGTTGCGGCGTCCCGCGGTGGTGAGTGGGCCGGTGGCCTGGATCGTCCACAGGGGGCCGAAGTCCAGGAGAATGGTCGTAAAGTTGGCGACGGTGCCGGTGAACACGGTGACGTCGGTGGTGGTCTGATCGGCAACCTGGACGACGAGCTGGTCGCCGATGGCGACGTCGGGGTCCTCGGTAATGAGTGTGACGCGGCAGGAGCCGTTCACGCCCTGCTCCCAGGGTGACTGTGTCCCCATGTAGACCTCGACGCCATCCACGACGTCGCCGGTGTAGTCCGTGCCGGCGATGGTGACGGTGATGGCGCGGGACCAGGTCACTGGGCGACGCCTGGGCGGACGAGCTGGCCGCGACGCTCGGCGGCTTCGCGGGCGCGCTGTACGGCGAGGGCGAGGCGGTACTCATCGCCCACGAAGCCATTCACGGTGATGTTGACGCCGGTCGAGCCGATGGCCCGCTGTTGTTGGGTGAGTATGTTGAGGGACGCTCGTGGTCCCCTGTTGGCGAGCCGGCCCTCGGCGGCGATGTCCACGAGGCGCTGCTGCTCGGGCGGGAGCACCTCGGCGGACCCGCCGGCGAGCGCGTACAGGCCGACGGCGCCGATAGTGGAGAACAGAAAGCGGGCGGCACCCTGGACGGCGGCGAAGGCCTTGAGGGCGGCGTTGAGGGCAACGATGCCGGCAGCTACCTGGGCGAAGGCGGCACCGAGCTCGACGAGGCGCTCGGGGTCGGCGTCCTCGAGCCGGTCCAGGAGGCCCTCGAGCTTGGGCAGGAGCAGCTCGGCGACGGGCAGCAGCTCCTCGCCGAGCTCGGTGCGGAAGTCCTCGAAGCGGGCGGTGAGGATCCGCTGCTTGTTGGCAAGGCCGTCGGCGGTGCGGTCGAAGTCTCCCTGGGCGGTCGTGGTCTGCGCGAGGATCTCGGCCTGGGCGGCGAGGACCTTGTCCTGGAGGGACAGCTGCTCGTTGACGTCCTCGACGAGACCGAGGGCGAGGGCCCGAGACCGGAGGGTGGCGTCGTTAAGGAGCACTCCGTAGTTGCGGATGGGCTCGGACTCCCCGCGGAGCGCGGCGCCGATGGCCACGATGGCCTGGTCCACGTCGGTGTTGTTAAAAGAGGCAAGGTCCGAGGCGAGCGTCGTGAGCTCGGTGGAGAAGTCCACCAGGTCGGTGCCGGACAGTCCGGCGGCCTGCCCAAAAATACCGAAGGTGGCGGCCGCGTCGAGGGCCTGCCGGCGGGTCTGTCCGAGGGACCTGTTGGCCGTCGCGGCGTACTGCTCCAGCTGCCGGCGGCCCTCGGGGCCGAAAATCTCGCCGACCTTGTTGCCGGTCTCCTCGAGGTCGGACGCCAGCTGGACCGCGTCGAAGGCGACGGTGCCGAGCGCGCCGAGGGCGCCGACGGCAAGGCGGGACGCCTGCTCCACGCCCTGGCTGAACTTGCGGAAGTCGCTGCCGGCCTTGCCGAGGTCCTTGCCGAAGCTGCTGACGTCGGCCAGGAGGGACAGCTTGAGGGTGCGGATGGTCTGCGACGCTGCCACTAGGTCCTCCGCTTCCACTCATCCGCGACGTCCTGGGCGCCCTCGAGCCAGCGGCGGAGGATGTCGGGCTGGAGCCTACGGAGCCGTGGGAACACCCACCAGCCCCGGTTGCCGCGGCCAAGCCTGGGAGAACGTGGCGGGAACTGGAGGCCGCCGCGGGACTGGTTGGGCTTCTTGAAGCGTTCACGCTGGCGCGGGATGACGCTGCCGAACTCCGAGCCGGTGACGATCAGCCCGACGGGGACGCGCTCGCCGCGCCTGTTGGTGAAGCGTCGGGCGCCACCGATGGACACCGAAGGGACGCGGTCGCGGGCCAGGCGGATGGTCTTGGCGACCTCCATGGCCTGGTCGGAGTAGAACGGGGCGCCGCGGGCGGCGTTCTTGAGCTCCAGGACCATGTCGCCCGCGATGTTGCGGGACAGGTCCTTGAGCCTGGTGTTGGCTTCCTTGTCGAGGTTGCGGAACGCTCGGAGGATGGCGCTGACCTCCTTGTCGTCCAGGCGGAAGTTGATGTTCTGACGTTCAGCCATGACGGTCTCGGAGCAGCTCCAGGGCGGTGACGACGTCGCGGGCGTCGGTCCAGTCACGGGGAGCCGTACCTGTGGCGAGCGCCAGCTCGATCACGGCCCTGTTCAGACTCCCCGCGGGGTAGGGTCCTCGTCGCCGACCCACTCCGCGGTCGGGAAGCCCTCGATGCGGGCGACGAAGCCGTCGAAGGGCCGCTTCTCCCCGTCGCGCTTGGCGCCGAGCCAGGCCAGGTAGGCGATGTCGCCCAGCTGGTCGAGGCCGTTGGCGGCTGACTTGCCGGTGTGCTTCTCCCAGGCGAGCCAGTCCGCGAACCTCACGTCCACAGCGTGGGTGCCGTCGGCGTCGGTCCAGTGGATGCGGGCCTGCTTCATGTTCGGGACCTCCCCAGGTTGGCGACGGGGCCGGCCGGCTGCGGGGTGCGGCCGGCCCCGCCAAGATCAGACAGCGGTGATGGTCGGGACGGTGTTGCGGTCGCCCACCAGGGTGAAGGACACCTGGCTGGCCGCGGCACCCTCGCCGCCGAACTGCGGCACGGCGGGGAACACGTTGCCGGCGACGGTCGTGGTGGCGTTGGCTCCGACGAACACCGCGGTGAACGCCAGGCTTGTGTCGGGCGCGGACAGGGCGGCGGAGGCGAGGGCCTCGCACAGGCTGCCGGTCTTGCCCCAGTCCGCGTACATGGTGACGTCGAGGCTGTACGGCTTGGTCAGCGTCACGTAGGTGGGACCGGCCAGGGTCTCGAGGACCTGCTGGTCGGGCGTGTAGTTGAAGGCGACGCTGACGGTCTGCGCGTCGAAGGCCGACCCGTCGATGGTGAGGGTGAGGTCGGCGCCGGTGAGGACGGTGGCCATGGGATGCTCCTAGGAGGGGACGGCGAGGGTGGTGACCTGGAGGTCGGACACGAGCAGCTCGGAGGGTCCGACCTGCTCGAGGCTGGGCGGTCCAGCGTCGGAGACCTCCCAGCCTGCTGGCAGGTTGGTCATGACGGCGAACATGAGGTCCTCGAGCTGGTTGAGCGCCGCCTGGTTGTCCAGGTGGGCCACGCAACAGGTCAGCCGGAAGGTGACGAGGACGCGGGGTGCGGCGGGCCGGCCGATGGTCTGAACCTGAAGCCAGGGCGACCCTGGCACGATCACGACGGTCGGCGGAATGACCACCGGCGGCGGGAACGCCGAAGTGGAGTAGTCGATGCCGGCGTCGTCGAGGGCGGCCGCGAGGGTCGAGCGGACAGTGGCGAGGTTCATGAGGCCATCGTGCCGACGTCGAGGTGGCGGGCGAGGAGGGCCTGGACGCGGGACAGGAGGGACCGGCCGAGGCGGTACGGGCCTGGGGTGAAGTCCGCGGCCTGGAGGGTGCCGCCTGGGGCGACGCGGGACTGCCACATGTCCACGGCGATGGCGAGGCACGCCTCGAGGACCTCGGGGACGTCCTCGTAGGCGTCGAGCTGGAGCTTGTCGTAGACGTGCGCGTGGGGGATCTCGGGACGGACCTCGGTAAACGGGGTCTGGCCGTGAGCCTTGGCGACGGTGAGGACGTTGTAGGGCTCGCGGCCGTCGAAGTGGGAGGGCCAGGGGACGGCGGCGATGGGGACGGTGGGGTCGATGTTGACGGCCGTGACGGTGGCCTCCCCGTTGAACTGGGCCGGCGCGAAGCCCTCGAGCTGGACGGTCTGTCCGATGTAGAACTGGTGCGGCGTCGTGGTCCGCATCTTGATGCTGCCTTCCTCGACACAGCAGACCTGGTCCACGGCCGAGGAGTAGCGGGACAGGATCGACAGGACGGTCGCCTGGGCGCCGTCGAGGACCTGCTGGAGGTCCGCGTCGGGGTACAGGTCACCGACGCCCAGGACGGACTTGAGCTCGCTGACGGTGACGTAGGACACGTTGGGCCTCCGTGGTGGCCGGCCGGCCTGGAGCTTGTCGCTGGGGAGGCGTCAGCAGCTCCAGGCCGGCGGCCCGAGGGTCACGGCGTGACGGTGAGGGTGCGGACGGCCGTGGGGTACTTGGCCGCGGCGGCGACGTAGCCGTACACGCTGACCTCGACCTCGAGGGTGGAGGCGTCCGACACCGACACCTGGACAGGCGCGCCAGGCGCCTCGTAGAAGGTGACGGCGGCCGACGGGAACACGCGGGCCGCAGTGTTGCCGGTCCCGAGGTTGTGGTCCACGACGAGCTGGAGGCCGGCCACCGTGCCGTTGGTCGAGCCCTGGGTGATGTTGCCGGCCGCGTTCTGCGGCTGGGCCGCGGCGAACAGCGGACGGTCGGAGCCGTCGGTCTGCTGGAGCAGCTTCTCGAGCGTGATGGCGCCCGAGCCGGAGGCCGGCACGACGATGTGCGACGGCGTGAAGCGCATGATGGACGAGCTGTCCGCGATGCCCTTGACGATGGACTGGTAAATGTCCGACCCGTCCGACGTGCCGGCGCCCGCGGTGGCGACGCCGAAGGCGTACAGGTCGGTGGCCTGGGCGTACTGGGCCGTCAGCTCGATGATGAGCCGGTCGAGGAACGCGGGGTCCGACCGCTCGATCAGCTGGCGGCTGATGCGCTCGCCACCGGCGTAGGTCTTGACGTCCACCGTGAGGTAGTCGAGCGTGAACGCGGTGCTGGACACCTCGTCACCCTCGGCGGCCTGCTCGGCCACGGACGGCTTCTGCGTGACCCGCGGGATCTTGAAGTCCATGCCCTCCTGGGGCAGGGCCTCGCGGCTGATGGCGTCCACGAACGGGCGGCTGTTGTCCAGCACGCTGATGACGTCCCGCATGAAGCGCGTCGGGACGACGCCGGCGCCGGTCGTCGTGGTGTTGTCGGCCAGGGCCGCCTCGACGACGCGCTGGGCGTTGCGGTCGCCCGCGTCGGCCATCAGCTTGGTCTTGAGGTAGCGGCCGGCGGTGAGGGTCTCGACCTCGCGGTCGGCACCGACGTGGATGTACTGGCGGGTCGGCGCGGCGGCCTCGACGGCCGGCGCCTGGTTGTCGGCCTCGACCGCCTCCGTGGCGGCCTCGACCTCGGGGGTCTCGGGGGTCATGCTGTTCTCCTGGTCGGAGGTCTGTGCGGGGGCGGTGGTCTCCGCGGATGCGGCGACCTGTGTGACGACCGCCTCCTGGAAGGCGGGGGTGTGGACGAGGGACACCTCGACGAGCTCGGCCGCGGTGACGACCATGCCCTCGTCGGAGTCCTCGAAGTCGATGACGCGGGCGCCGACGGACAGGCCGTCGCGGAGGCCGTCGGCCGCCTCGATCAGCGCGTCGGATGCCGCGGAGGTCTTGGACAGCTTGAAGGTCGCCTGGACGCCCTCGGGCGTGTCCATGAGCTGCTGGGCGCGGCCGATGGGCCGCTTCGGGTCGTGCTCGAGGAGCAGCTTGACCTTGGGCAGCTCGCCGAACGCTCCGCGGGAGAAGCGGACGGGGCCGAGGCTGGTCTCGCCCCAAGCGTCGTAGGGGACGACCTGGCCGGTGATGGTGCGGCGGCCCTCGTCGGCGGCGGTGACGTCGGCGGAGAAGCGGATGGTTATGTCGGTCACTGTAGGGGTCCTCCTGGCGCGAGGTCCTCGGTGGCTCGCCACTCCTCGGGGGTGACGACGCCGAGCGGGATGAGGGCCTGGGCGAGCTGGGCGCGCTCGATGGGGCTGGAGCGGGTGAACTCCGCGAGCTCGTAGCTGATGTGGGTGCCGCGGGGCGTGACGTCGTCGAGGGACAGCCGCTGGGTGACGGCGTCCATGAAGGTCTTGAGGGAGAAGTCGATGAGGTCGCGGCGGGCGTTGCCGACGTTGGAGTAGGTCATGCCGGTGCCGGTGTCGGCTCCCAGGTACCAGGGCGGGATGCCGACGGCTCGGGCGAGCTCCTGGACGGTCTGGTCGCGGGCCTCGTTGAGGGCGAGCTCGGTGGGCGAGAAGCCGACCTTCTGAACGTCCACGGCGCTCGACAGGTAGGCGACGGCGTTGGACTGGCGGGCGGCCTTCCAGCGGACGAGCAGCTCGTCGATCTTGGACGAGGGAAGGTCCGCGCCGCTGTTCTTGAGGGCGAGGCTGGGCGCTGGGGTCTCGGCGTAGGTGAGGGCGGCCCGCTCGAGCTCGATGGCGGTGCGGATGGTGCGGGCGGCCCTGTTGAGCAGTCCGTCGTCGAAGCCGGAGAACACCACCAGGCTGTTGAGGCCGCTGTTGGGGACGTCGTGGCCGTCCACCTGGTACCGCTCGACGATGGTGCCGGTCCTGTCCACCTTGTAGCCGACGCGGGTGGGATCGATCCAGCGGAAGCGGAGCGGGCGGCCGGACTCCGCGTAGACGTCGATGACCTGCCAGTACGCCTGGCCGTAGAACAGGAGGCTGTCGATGGTGGAGGCCATCGTGGTCTGACGGGGGACGAGCGGGTCGGGCTGGCGGAGCCAGGCGGGCCGGTCGGTGACGCGCTGGCCGTCGGTGTCGCGGTACATGGTGAGGGGCAGGCCGGCGATGGTGCCGGCGATGATGTTGCGGGCGCGGGCGATGGCGGGGACCGTCATGGCGTCCCGCCGGCTCATGGCCTGGTTCAGCCCTCGGTCGGAGTACAGGCGGCCGTCGCGGAACGTGGTGACGGGCCAGGACGCCGGCGCGAGCGCGGCGAGCAGCTCGGGCTCGTCGTAGCGCGGCAACGCCTCCGCGGCCTCCAGGAGGCCGTCGGGCGTGCGGAACAGGTCGAGGATGCCCACGTCGTGAAGGCTAGCCCACGACGATGTCTGCGCGAGGGAGTGGTTGCGCAGCGTGGTGGACGGCCATGGCCATGGCGACGGCGGCACAGACTGGTCCGGCGGACTGGCGGCGGACGATCCTCCAGCCGCCGTCCCCTGTCCCCTTGCGGGCGGCGCTGCTGACGTGCTCGGTGAGGACCTCCTGGCCGGTGTGCTTGAGCCGCTTGGAGACCATGGCGGACAGGAGCTCGTCACAGGCCTGGGCGAAGCGTGGGCCGGACACGTCGCCGACGGGGATGGACTGGCCGGCGATCCGCTGGGCGATGCCGGCGGCGGTCCAACGGTCGAAGGCGACGACGCGGGCCTCGAGGTCGCGGGCGCGCTGGGCGACGGTGCCGGCGATGGCCAGGTCGTCGATGGTGTTGTCGGCGTGCCAGGTGTCCAGGACGTGGACCACCATGGTCTCGTCGTCGTCGAGGAGCTGGCAGGCGATGAGGGCGGCGTCTCGACGGTCGGGGGTGACGTCGATGCCGAGCCAGGTGGGTCGGCCGGCGACGATGGACACGCTGCTGTCGTAGGCGTCGGCCCACACTCCTGGGGGGAACGGGCTGTCCAGGGTGTCCACCCACTGGCACAGCATTTCGGTGCGGACGATGTCGGGCGGGTCGGACTTCACGCGGGCGGCGAGGGTGTCCTCGTCGATGAGGTGGCCGAGGGCTGGGTTGGCTTGAGCCCAGGCGTCGCGGTCGTCGAGGTCACAGCCTGGTTCCGCGGACCACTCCCACCAGCCGAGCGGTCCAGGGATGCCGGTGGCGATGGACTGGAGGGCCTGGTCGCGGAGCCTGTTGAGGACGACGGACCCCGCGTCGCCGGCGTTGGACACGGCCCACACCTGCGGGTTGGGGCGCGCCTGTGTCGTGTAAATGAGCGCGGCGTACCCGTCGGTGGTGCGGTGCTGGCGGGCCTCGTCAACGATGACCAGGTCGGCGCTGTAGCCCCGAGCGCCGCCCTCCGTGGGCGCGACGATCTTGAAGCGGCCGCCGCCCTTGACCTCGAGCTCCTCCTTGCCGTTGGTGCGGCTCACCCGCTTCACCTGGCGGGTCAGCCAGGGGTAGTCCTCCATGGTCTCGACGACGAGGCGGAAGCCCTCGAGGGCGACCTCGCGGGACTGGGCGGTGGACAGCACGAGCTTCTCGCCCCACAGCAGTAGGCCGGCGATGATGCGGAGCCGTAGGAGGTGGGACTTGCCGGACTGGCGGGCGACGAGCACGCCGGCCATCTTGTGAGCCCAACGGCCGCGGGCGTCCACGACGTGGGCGCGGTCGGCGACGTGCTCCTGCCAGGGGAGGAGTGGCTGGCCGAGGGCGTTGGCCAGGTCTACCAGGTCAGCGCCGCGGGAGCTGCCGGACGCTGGCGGTGTCTCCACCCTGGGGGTCGGTGAGCCGAGCCTCGGCGCGTGCTCGGAGCGCGACAAGGGGGTCCTCCTGCTGGTTGGGTGCGACGGCGACGTCGCGCCGCGAGGTGACGGTGAGGCCGAGCTGGCCGAGGGTCGTGAGGAAGGTGCGGGCGAGGGCGGCGAGCTGGCCGGCCTCGTCGGGTCCGAGGCGGTCCAGGTCGCGGGCGAGCTTGAGGGCGAGCTGCTGGGCTCCGACGTCGGACGGCGTGATCCAGTCCGACCGCTCGATGGCCTCGCGGGTCGCGGCCTCGATGGTGTTGGGCAGGTCGGACGGGTCGGCCTGGTCGGGCTTGGTCGCCTTGCGGCCGCTCATGGCTTCCCCCAGTGTGATGTGTGCTCGGTGTGGGCGCCCCGCGGGGAGAGAGGGGCT